GCTCTTCCGATCTGGTAGCTGTTAAGGGTGATAGTATTTATGATTTTGTGAATCGGCGGTACCGAGATGATATTGAGCGGTTTCGACGTGGCGGTTGTTGTCGTAAGACTGATTAAAAAGAATAGCCCCCGGGAGTATTCTCCGGGGGCTATTCTTAATTGTCAACAGATTCTTTCATGTTTTCGAGAATCTTATTGAGTTCTTCTTCGTTCAAGGGCTGGGTTACTTTGGTGTTGTTTTCCATGATATTATTCTCCTTGGTCTACTGCCTGCTTAAGTCGTGTGTACCATGGTGCTTGTTGGGTTCCGAGCTTAAACATCGGGATTGCGGTGCCGCATTGTCTGGCGACTTCTTGCAGTGCTGTTACTTGGTCTGGATGGGTGAGCGAGTGTAGCTTGGAGCCGTCGAACCATACTAGGCGCTGCTCGTCGTTTGGTTGAATGATTGCTTGCATTGTGTTATCCTTGTCATAGGTTAGGACAATGTTTTTACGTTGTCCGAAAACATTATACCATGTTTTTTTATCTCCATAGAATTTGTTGAGGTCAAGATTTCCGCCCCAGCCATTCAAGCGGCCTGTCCCCGAGTATTGACGGATAGTGCATGGCGTGTTAGATTCATTCCATGGATTTGTTTGGTATCCTGTGGGGTTGGCGTCTGCATATTGTGCTATCCACATTGGGTGTCCGAGGTGGTCAAAATATCCACGGTCAGACGCGCTACAGTATATCATGTTTTGTTTGCCGTAGGGGAGTCCGCTCATGAAAGCGGATACCCATTGAGTATCACTGACATGATATCGGATATTGTCGATTTGTTCCCAGTCGCATGCCATTGGATAGTATTGGGCGTAGTCTCCTAGTTGTTTTAGGAAAAATTCGCGTTCGGCGCTTGGGTTAGTGCCTTCTGCATAGTGGTAGAATGCTACAAGTTTGCCGGTGTTGATTGCCTGTTTTGCTTGTCGCTCCCATTCTGCGTTAATGTAGCGTGTACCTTGTGTGACCTTGATGATAACGAAGTCACATGGTACTATTGCTAGGTTTATGCCCGCTTGATAGCTTGATATGTCGATTCCATTGAGGGCCATGATTAATATTCCTCTCTATCGTGGTTGGCGCTATTGTCGTGATTATTGTACCACGTGTCATGCTTATTGTTATTTTCTGCCTTTCCGTTCTGGGCTTCACTGAAAATGTTCAGCACTTTGTTGCTCTTAAGCTCGGGGTTGATTTTAACACAGTTTTCCAGAATCGATGTAATCTCGATAAGGGCAATGGAAACGAGAACGGGTGCGACTAGTGGAAGTTCAAACCCTAGGTCAAGCCATTGTGCTCCCCCTTCGATAAGGGTAGCAGTACAGATTACGACAATGTACGCGAATTTATGCCATAACCCGTTCCTCATTTTTTCACTGCTCACTTGATTGTGCATGATAGCGTTTGCCACGCCTGTTCCGTAGTCCATGATAATAAAAATGGCCGTGATCGCAACTGGTACTATATAATGTTGCACTGGTTTTCTCCTTTTTTATCTTGTTTTGCTGGAGTTTAATAGCGCCCCCAACAGCATACTGAACTCTGATTTTGTTTGAGGGGTTTCGAATCGGACGCGGCCTACACGGTACGCCTCAATTAGTTTTTTGATGATGTCATCTGACCTTTTTAGCAGTATACATTTTTCATCAACTAGCCGATAGTCCAGTGTGTACCATTTTTGCTTTTTGGGTTGACGGCGTGCTATCTGCCATACCGTCGTGATTTTGCTATCATCTAGAATTTGGTAGACGGCAAACGAACCATATTCGCGTGTTTTTATTGATAAAACGTATCCCGCGCCGCTGAGGTTGCTTATGAGTGCGTTGCTGTTGTCGCGAAACGTGTTATCGATTGAGTATGCGGCGTAGTCTGCGTCGAACTTGCTAAGGAATTGGCCGAACCTGCTTTTGGCGATTTTGGCGGAAAAACCGCCATAATCAGCGAGTTCCACCACAATGAAAGAGTCGCAGTATCGTTGGTATTGAGTCTTGTTCTCTATCTGCGGGGTGACGTTGATATTGAACGCCGCAAAATACGGGTTGGCCAAACTCACGGCGTTCGAGCACATGATAAGCCTAACTCGGTCATGCCACCTGTCTACCGTGTTGTAAAACTCTTCAAGCGCTGTGACCTCCCCCCCTAGGTATCTCATGTTGTCGGGGAAAATCTCGTCAAACAGTATGGTGCGTACACGCGGATACGCCACCGATTTCACTTGTCCGGCTTGCGAGAGCGCTATAAAATAGCCGACAATATGCCATACTGATTTCTTTTTCCCGTTTTTGTCCGTTATCGCGTCTCTGTCATCAGCCCAATGGCATTCCGCTTGATTGCCGTTAACCCTAAAGTCCAGCTCGGGGTAGCTGTCTGCGATATCGTTGAAAAACGTGCCCTTGTTTTTTTGTTCTTCGGCGGTACGGCGCAAATAGATGAACTGCCACCGTCGTTTCACCCAGTCATCTATCATAAGTTTCTTGCCGCCGTAGGTTTTGCCGAGACCGCGTGCGCCGATAATGAATATCCACGGCGCGTGATATGATAGCACGCGCGTGTAATCATAATAATCATTTTCATTAAGAAGCGTCGTCTCGTTGGCCATAACCACAGTATATCACATGTGGATATGTGTATAATATTGTGGATAACTAAAAGTTCGGTGGGGCACTAGCGCCGTCCCATACAACTAGCAGATTATACACAGTCCGATACCGGCTTGGGTATTGCCCGAAAACACCGTCATTAAGCAGATTATCCAATAAACCGTCCAATGTGGTTGCTTTCGGTAGCGCCTCGGCGTATGCCGGGCCTTGATGATATGCCGATGCCCATAGTATCTGCATTTTCGCGTCCGAGTAGACTTGCGGATAATTGTTGTAATCCGTCTCGAACTGGTCACGTTGCCCCTGATGTGATTCGGCGCGCTGAGCCCATGTTTTGAACGCCGCCGACTCTGTAGGGGTAAGAGGGCGTGTAAACATCCCGCCATTGCCCATGAGTGCCGCTATCTCGGGGCATGTTTTGGCAAACGTCTCATAGCCTGTCGGGTCGGCGGTTTTCATTGCATTCAACACGTCCAACCGTCTGTTAAACGACCATTGCGCAATCCCTATGCCCTGCATGTTGGCTAATTCGACCGCGCCCCATTGCAATGAGCTTTCCACCGTGCCGATACAGTAGAGTGCGTAACTGCTTTTGCCGTTGCCTGTAGAGGGCGTAGCTTGGCCGCCCGAATCGCTAGGCGCTTTAACGCTACCCTTGGCCGTCCATGTTTGGGCCGTGGCTTTGTAAAAAATCATGGTACCCGCGCCACTGTCGTTGTCGCGGTAATGGTAGATAAGATTGTCGCCCTGTTGTTGTATCCACACGTCACTGCTGGACATGCTACCCGAGTTGTTAGAGCCGGTAGGGTTCGAGCCACTGTCATTGTCGCCGCCGTCCGGTTTTTTGCGCGGGTGCAAATATCCGATATACGCTTTTTGCAATGGGAGTAGTTTATGCACGCTTGGCTCGGGGTTTTGTGTAATCACGTCGATAGAATCGCCCTGTATTCCATCAACGACAATGGCCACGTGTGTTGACGGATAACTGGGATAGCAGACCTGCCATATGGCTACGTCGCCGGGCATAGGGTTCCATGTGTTGTCTTTTTTCTCGAAAATCTCCCCGACTCTTGCGCTTACGGGATGATGTGTGTATAATCCACCGGCCCAACCTGTCGGGGTGATACAATCCTGAACGCTACACCCGTACTCATCCATGCAGTACTTAGCCCATAAGTCCCAGCACTGCGGGCCCCAACTGCCGTCCATGTCCCAAAAGTGGTTTTCGGTCTGTTTCATCCATGTCCTAAAGTCAACTGCCATACATAACAGTATACCCCGCCCGGACTACCGGACGGGGTATGTTCATGGGGTGTTACGTTGGGGTCAGATTAGGAAATAAGAGAGTTGTACTGTCAGTTTCAATTCAGTGTTTACCTCGATCGTTCCCGGACAGTAGAAGGACATAGCCCCCTCGGAGGTGACACTAACGTTGCAATCCCCGGACTTGTCACCAAACGTGAACAAGTAGGAATTTATAAAGCCGTCCGGTCGATATGCTTCCGGGATTGCCCCGATGCTGAGGGAACCGGGGGACACTTTCGATGTACATTTGGCGTTACCGCGCCCGTCTACCGACCCGAAACGAACCATGACGTTAACAAGTTTCGACAGCGGTGAGTAATATACCGTCCACGACACGTTGGAAAAATGACTAGTCAGCACATTAAGTCGCGAAACCACTGCAACCGGTGACTGCCCTGAGGTTTTCAGGTTGGTTAATTCTTCCTGTACGTTCGACGCCGATTTCGTCGCGTTTATCGCTTCAGTGTAGATTTGCTGTGCAGTGCCTGAGTATCCGCCCTGCTGTGTATATCGAGCATCGCCCTGCGCTTTGGTGTACACGTCGGCGGAATTTGCTTTGCCGCCAACCGTGTCGGATAACGAGGACACCGTGTTTTGCAGTGAGGTAAGCGCCGTGTTTTCCGCCTTGCCGTTGATAGTGGACATGAGCGATTGTGCGGTCTGCGCGGACGTGACGCCGAGCGCGCTGAAATACGATTCCTGTTCGGCAATGTCCGCTTTATTGGTTTGCGCCAATGAGAGCGCACTGTCCGCTGTGGTCTTGGCCGTGTTGGCGGTAGACGTTGCGGTGGTGGCGTCGGTTTCATTGCGGAACATTTGCGAATCGATTTTGCTCATGTCGCCAGTGTAGTCGCCGCGCCACGATGGCTTATCATCCGGGCTGTCTCCGAACTGGCTGAGGTTATAGTGTGGGGTTTTGTTGATACTACTCATGAGAGGTTTCCTCGCTTTCGGCGCTTTCGGCATTACGGGTAGGCGTCCCCGCCCGAACAATATTATAGTTATCGGAATATTGCGTGTCCAGTTGAGTGGCGGTAAGGCTGGTGATGGACAGCTTGCCCTCGGAAATGCTCTTACCATATGGGAATTGGGAGCGTCCCGGAAAATCTCCGGGCACGCAATTATCCACGGCAGTGGCGCGCAAATCATAATCACGGGCCGTCAACCCCAGACTATCGTATAGGGATGCTTGAAGGCCCATGTTATCGTAATCACTCCAAAATAGGGCATGATTGCGCGTATTGTCATACAGGCCGTCAAGTACCGTTTGCAAGGCGTCCTGTTTGCCGTATACCGGAGACCATGCAAGCCCAGTGGACTGCGATTGCTTAATAAGCCGTATGAGCTCATCACGTAGGACAGCCATTTGCTTGACCAGATTATCGGCTACTTGCTGGACTGTGGTATTATTGTCCGCAATCGACTGATTAACCTGCTCTACGAGCATGTTGAAGTCAGCCTGCAAGTCATCAAGATTGCACCGGACGCACTCAATCAATTGAAGTGTGGTCAGCCCGTCACGGTATGTAAAAGGAACCGACGTGGGAACACGCACCAGTGGATAGGCGCGTGGCATAAGAGCGTTGATTGACATGATTACTCCCCTCCTCCATAGTTATGGCAGTCACTGAAAATAGTATCATACGACCCCCAGATTTGCATGAAACAGGGTTCGAGCGAGTGTATGATTTCCATATCCACGTTGATAATCGCATTGCGATATTCGGTAATGAGGCTCATTGCAGACTGAGACCGGCCCGACGTGTGGGATGAACTACTGCCGTCTGTCGCGTCGTGTTGCCATTCCGTGCTGGAGGTGCTGTGCGATTGCGACGTGGTATCTTGCGTGCTATGGCTACTGCCGTCCGTATCTGCTTGCGCCTGATTGGCGTGGGTCGCATACCGAGCAAAATCACCTTGCACGCCTGTTGCTGGAACCTCAGAATCATATGACTGGGACTTGGTACTACTTGAACTAGTGCCGTCCGATGTGCTTTTGGTTGAGCTATCCTGAGACGCGCTGGTTTTGCCGCTGGACTGGGCTACCGTGTTGGACGTGTTTTCGCTAATCATTTCCACGGTGTTCAGTGGGTCGTACTTTAACGCTAGCGTCCGATAACGCTCGTTAAAATATGGCATAATCTGACTTAATGTCATGCCTAGGTAAAAAACAAACTGTTGCACTGTCTCTTGGCCGATTTCGCGCAACATGTAATTTTGGCAGATTTTATCATTAAGTTCAGCTCTATGGGCTTCGTCAAAAATCGGGTAATAATCAGGGGATAAATGCAGTTTATCATCAGTATTATAGCCCATGTCGATAACGGCGCCGAGCGTGGCCGTATACTCGGGGGGCACGCACGTACCCCACTTGCTTAGGTCTTGTGTCATGCCACACCGCCTATTCCGTTTCCAAGGGGGTCTGTCGAGTCAACTGCCGTAGTGGTGTTGCCGCTGGATTGCGTATTGTCAATCGCGTTCGGCACACCAGAACTTTGCGTGTCCGCGTATTCCACCCATACGTCTAGGTTATACATCCTGTTAATCAGTCGTGCGCCTTCCTGTCGCGCCGTCAGGAAAGCGAGACGGAACATGTCTGTTTTTTCGTTGGCCTGAGCAACCTCAGCACCTATCAAACGTTCCTGTTTTTCCGTCCCGCTGGACTGAATGCCCAGATAACTCAATGCCTCATTAGTCACCTGTGTTTTTTGTTGAACGAATTTATCCAACAGATACGGTGTCGTGTTGGGCCATGGCTGGAACATGCTGGATGGGTCCAGTGAGTCATAGCCGATGATAAACGATTGCCCGTCTTGCTGCTGCTGTAGGATGTTTTCTACCGTGAGCTTGGTACGTTGGTCGGCAGTAATGAACGTCGGCAGTTTCAGCCCGTCCAAGTTGACTTGATATGCCTTATCGATATCGGCCAGACGCCTCGCGTACGTCCAGAGAATGTCATTAAACGACCACCTCATACGATTATCCCAGATGGGCACGCATTCATTGGCCGCCGAGAGAACCTTGTAATGATAGTTGACCCCGACCGGCGAAAACTCGGTCGGGTTATTGTAGAGATTCAAGCGCCCTTGATAAGCCGCCTGAGTCGCCAAAAACGAACCGATACGCCGGTCGTAGAAAAACAAGCAGAGATTATAGTCCAACAGACACGTTTCCATCCAACGTTCGTCTATGGTGGGGGGTAGCCCATGCCACTTGAACCGGTTCAATGCGAGTTCGCGCAGCAGATGATAGTACGCGTCATCAAGGGCGACGGCGCGCATTTTGGCATAATTGCCACTGGGATGAACGCCGCCGCCCCTACGATTCTGATTTTTTCTCGACCTAGACATGTCTCCAGTATATCACTAGTATGAAATGCTTGGCAATGGGTCGTTATCCGCCCAGTCGGTCACCCCGATATCATCCGGGTTAGTCCATATAGTAGTCCCAGATTCGAACACACCCTTAATGGTCTGCCGATACTGTTCGGGCAAGTCGCCTCGCACGTAGCACTCCTGCATTTGCCAGTAAGTGAATTTTGTCATACATTCCAGCGATTGCGGCGGCGTGATGAAACGCTGGATAAAGTACCCGTAGCGCAACATGTACTCTCCGACGCTACGCAGAGCTGAGGGTGCGCACGTCTTGAATCGCACTAGCACTCCGACAATGCCGTTTGCAAGGTTAAATCCGTCTCCACCAATAGCACCGGACGCGGTGGGGGGCGTCAACTGCGTTTGCTGGACTTGCGCGTTAATTCCGGCGATAGTGTTTTGGTAGTCGCCGAACGCGGAACGTTGCGCGTAATCCGCGTTCATGTCCGCCATATTTTGGGCCAACTGGTTTGAGAGTGCGGTAGTCTGGGCTCCGTATGTATTGGCCTGAGACGTGGTGGCCGCGTTAGTACTCAGCGAGTTCGCAGTGGAAAGTTGGGCGGCGGTATTGTTGATACTGCGGTTAGCCTCAGTGTTGACACCATTCATGACCGCGCCGCCCAACGCGGACACTGCCCCCCCGGCATTGCCCGAAACGGCGTTGCCCACCACTCCGATTACACCGTTCGCCACGTTGTTCAGCTGGGCTAAATCGGCTCGCTGATTGTTGATATACGTCGTGTTATCCAGACCGGTGTTAAGAGCTGTCGCTTGAATTGCGTTATTGGCGTTGCGGTTGCCGATAGCGAGTTTGTTGGCTTGGGTATTGTACTGGTTTTGTATGGCCGTGGCCGCAAGAGACTGGCTGATACCCATCTGCGCTTTTTGGTATGTCCAGTCGGCGGACTGCTGACTGTAGGAGCGAGTGTAGGCACTGTTTGCCATTGCCAACTGGGCACCATTGTTGACTATCACAAATTGAGGGAAACTGCTGATACCAAACGCGGCGTCCAACATTTCTCCGCTATCAATCGGCAACCCATTGTTTTTATCAAGTGGAGCAATCTCGCTTGCACCCGCCTTATTGTACCCAACCGGGTAAAAGTTCAAGCGCGCGCCATTGGGCGCGTAATTATGAACCTCTCTAATAACCAGATTATCGCTTTGGATATTTTCGGGCTTATAGGTGATATTTGTACCGTTCAAGCAAGTACATTCAACAGTGGAATAGGGGTAGCATTTGAGTTTTTTAAGGTTTTTATAACGTTTAGGGATATTAAAATTATCACGAAAATCATTAATAGTAATAATGTCTTCATATCTGCTGGGCGCATTTGTGGCCGACTGGGGGAAACGGTAGATACGATTATTTAACTCCGGGGGGAGTGTTTTTCCAAATAGCTTGTCTACAACATAGCCGGACCGCTTGAGAAAATCATCGTCTAAAGAGGGTATCATGTACATATTGACAATACCCTGTGTTATCCACGAAAAAGTAGAGCCCACTCCCATAAACACTCGGATAGACTGAATGTCCTTAAAGTACAGTATTTCAGCACCGTTAGCCATATTTTCAAACAGAGAGCCGCCCGCAGTAGTGAGAGACGGTTTTTCCTGACTGCCCGCATCCGCTGACAAATCTACCGTGCTCACGACAATTACGCCGTAATTCAGATTTTTCCCGTCCATGCCGATGAGAGACTTATACCGTTGGTTTACCGTCACCATTTCGCTACCAGTATCCAGCCCCTCGGGTAGCGCGAGGTAACTACGCCCATAATCCGCCATCTGTTTTTCATTGGCAATGCCGATATGCCCCCGCACCACGTAGCATGACCCAAACCTAAGTACATGCTGGAACGACTGCCAAACGTCCAGCTGCACGGTGAGCTGAGTCGTGTATGCATTGATGTAATCCACGTGGTTGATAAAGTAATACCAATATCGCGGAGCCTCCAAATCGGGGTAATCGTTATACACCACAACATAGTTGTAGTTGGATGCCTCGTTGAATGGCAGTTCGACGCGCACGGGCTGTCCGAACATATGCATGACGCCACGCACCCTATCGACGCCGGGCCGTCGGCCAAACCATTCCTGTTGTTTCTGCGGTGACTCGAACCGTGCTAGGTCACGGTAACTGCTATCCCACGGCACGTTACAGAGTTTTAACGACGTGTTGGGCGTCCATTGAGCCCAGTTAAACGTCGCCTCAACGTTAGGGTTGATATCTCTCAACACAACTACCTCTTTCATCATAAAATAAGGGAGTGTTTCACGTGAAACACTCCCTTTTATTATATCGCAGATTAGGCGACTGCCACAGTGCCCTGACCGCTGACGCCGAACAGCGCGGCGGTCAGCTTGGTGGAACCTGTGGCCACGCCGGTGACTAGGCCAGTATTGTCCACTGTTGCCGTCGCAGTGGCGGCGCTAGTCCATGCGGCCTGTTTGGTCACGTCGATTTTACGGCCGTCAATCATCACGGCGGTGGCGTGCGCCTGCCCTGTCTTACCAGCCTTGACCGAAACGGCGTCAACAGTAATGGACGCGACAATACTCGGACTAAAACCGATAACACCGTCTCCAACCACGGGCACGTCAAGCGACGCACTCACCGTGTTCGGCACTTCGGGGGTAGCCGGGTTGATGTAATCGGCAGTTGCCTGTACCGGGATAACGGTATTGGCTTCATCGATGCCGACCACTAATACGCCGGTCGGGCTAATATATGTCCATTCCGAGAGATTCTTGTCGGTCGTGCCGATGGAATACTTGACGGCACCGGAACGCCATGACGCCTGACCGTCATTGGTAATGGTGGTATCGGCCTCGACCTGTACCGCGCCACCACGTGCCACGTTCTCCGGCGTGGTAGCACCCTCACCATAGGCGGAAAGCTTCAGCGCGAACTTCGGCGTGGTCGCGGCGGTGCCGACCGGGGGTACGACGTTATCCGTAGAACCGGCCCCATTCCAGAACAGCACTGCGGGGGCGAACCCAGACACGCTGATAATACGTTGCATGTGCAGATAGTTGTTGACGCTGTTAATGTTGACGGGGTTGGTCTGCTGGGTCATTTCCTCGATGACGGGAATATCAATAAGGAATTTATCAGTGGTGAGAATCGCCTGAACACCGTCGATACCGAACCTGTCTTCGGGCACAACGATAATACGGTCAATAGTCGGCTCCGCGTCGGTACGATGGAACACGGTAGCGAGACCCTGAACGTCCAAAGCGGACTTGACTTCCGGAGAACAGAACAACACCAATTCTTCGGGCTTGGCAAACGTGGGCATATGGCGCGCATTGTATCGGGTTGAGACAAACTTGAGACTGTCTGCCCATGAACGAATCTGTCGCAACAGTCCGCGCGCCTCATCTTGAGTACTGGTCATTTTGTTCAAGTCGGCGTCCATGTGGACACGCCAATAACCGCCCAGTCGCGCGTACTGCGTAAACATGTGGCACATGGCCTCGAAAACGTCGACTTCGGCCGCGTTATAGCACGACTGGATAAGCTGGGAGGTCAGTGAAGAGAGGCCATTGTCAGACGTAAAGGCACGACGAAGAGTTTTATCATCAGTGGTGACCGGGTAAAAATGCGCAAAGTCAAGACGGTGATAGAGCGAGTCCACATCGACTTTCCACTTGCGGAAGTTGTCGGCCCCGAGGTATTCGGCGTTCGGGTCGTACACCTGTGCGAGCGGCATACCCACGGCGACCTCCTGCCATGTGTCGCCATATGTCTGTGACGCGCGGGTGAACACGGAAAGCGGGTTTGACCATTTCCACGTGTGCACCATAGTGCCGCCGATACGGTTGATCAGCGAGGAATAAAACTCGTTCTTCAACTGGGTGCTGGACATGATAGTAGAAACGGTGATATCCATATTGCTCTGAGTCGCGGCGGGGATACGGCGCTGGTATTCCGGACTGGACTCATTGCGAATCATGTTCAACAGCTGGACATTGTTAAAATCGGTGAGCGGCCGTAACGTCTGCTTATTGGTCACGTTGGGGGTTGCCATTAGTCTTCATCCTTTTCGTAGAGGTCATCAAAAGTAAGATAGGTGCCGTTAGCGTCATCATCGGTGAGCGCGTCGGCTTCATCGGGTAGGTCGTTGGACTCGTCACTGCCACCCAATACCGCCTTGGCGTTTGCGGCCTGAATTTCCGCAAGAGTCTGAGAGATTTCCGTGACAGCCGACTCCAGCGCTGTAATGCGTGCGTTCATGTCGCTATCGGTGTCGGCTTCGGCCGGATTGGCGTCCTTGTCGGCATCGTTGTCCTGTGTTTCCGGGTTCTGCTCGGGCGGGTTGTCTTCTCCGTCGCTGTTGTTGTCGGTATCTGGTGGCATGATGTCGGCCGAGGTGGTGTCGGTTTCGTCGTTGTCCATGATACTTCCTTTCGCTTAAGGCATGGCCCCAATAATGGGGCCATACAAATGATGTAGGTCATGCCGAGACTCTTACTGCACCTAGGGTATGGCATACCATTTTACATCCCCATGCCGCGCCTTACCGCGTGCCACGCATGAGGGCTAGCGTGTCAATTCAAGGAGCATGCCCCGCACATTTCCTATTATAACACAAATTCCTGACCATAGTCATTCATGAGCCTATTCCCCGCGAGGAAACTGTCATACGGTATCGTGTCACGGCGTTTGACCCCGGACAATCTCATGACGGTATCGCCCTCGATGGTCTCCCCGCAATACTTGCGCGGGCCCAATATTCGCAGTCGCCTGTATCGGTAGTCGTTTTTCCACGCGCCCAGCTTACTTTGGCTATCCTCGATGCCATGCGGCACGTCCAATCCAGTCACTATCATACTGTCAGTGTCGGCATATATGACTCTGTCTTGGTTCTGGTTTATCGCACGCGTCAAAACCTGCCGTCCATAGGCGTTAACATACGCGGCCACCGGCATATATGCGAGTGGCGCCAAAGCGTTAGCCGGTTTCACATCAAACCGCAGTTCACGCGTTGATTCATCCAAAAGGGGCTCCATCATGGGGCGGTTGATGCTTGCGCCGAACTTTCCCACCAACGAGTTAAGCATGAGCTTGGCGATACGTTTCCGAGTGCCTGTCTCGGATTGTTTCACGTGAAACCATTCATCAACATACGCCTGAAAGTGCCCTTGGCTTTTGCGGAACTTCCAACCGCCTTGAACCTCATATATATCAACGTCATAGTTTTCGCGTAATGTCTGTTGGTCTACATCGGTGAGCGGCATGGTGACCACGCCTAACGTGCTTGGTAGTCGAACATGCTCGAACCCCCATAACGGCAGCAGGTTTGTCAGCGTCGGGCACTTGTCTTTTTTCAACGTGGCGGCAAATGATATGATATCGATATGTAGAGGCATGGTTTTGTCCGCCTCATATTTACCGTCGTACCATTCCGGACCCCCATATGGTAACGGCATATTGCGCATGATATACGGATATAATGAGTTCACGTCCCAGCTTGAGCACTCGGCGTATTCGCCCGCTTTGGCCTGTAAGTACGCACCAAAATAGCTAGCTCGCATACGCTTGTAATCCGTCGCGTCCAGTGGCGGGAATTTTTCCCGGAATCTACGGTAATCGCCGCCGATGTAATTGTTCATTGCCGCCGCGCCTATGGTCGTGCCTTGCAGTTTGTGGGCCTGTAGTGACTGGGCTATGTTCCACGTGGTTTCAAGCTCACTGTCTCCCCCAAAATCGGCGGCACTTTCACTGACCTCATTGTCGCGTGTGATGTTGCGCACGTCTGCAAAGTCAACAATGGTTTTGTCCCAGCGTATAGAGAGATTGTAAAAGTGGCCGCGCGTGTCAAACGTGCCACGTATTCCATTGGATTGTGGCGACGTGGCGTGAGGCAATGTTCGAAACAGGTCGGTTGCGAGTCGTTCAATGTCAGACCAACCATGAGCACAGTAGACGCGCGTATTGCTATCGCGCTGGGTCAGTTGCATTACCGTATTCGCTGAGAGTTCCATTGCCCCCAGTTCGTTGTCCAGTAGTGTCGTACCGTCGGTAGCCGCCGCCAAACGTGCCGCCATGATACCTCATTTCATTTGTTCCGCCTGAGTTAGATAGTCCGCTATCTGATTTTTTACGTCGGGCATGATACCCGCGTTTGTCGCCCATTTTTTTTGACTTTCATCATAATGCGTACTTTCATCCAACAGGGTCATAAAAGGCGTGTTTTCGAGTAACCAATTTTTAGCCCTGTTGCTGAGTCTACTATATCTTGCGGCGATTGTCACGCCCATTGATTCGAGCTTTTGCTCGTACACGCCACTGCGATAATCGAGAGTCAGCGGCCGGAAGTTTTCAGAACGTAGATTGCTGGGCAAAAAGTCGCGCAAATCAATCGGCTTCATCCCGGCAACGCCGGCATATGCTTTGACGTATGCTTCAAGTTCATCACGCCTACCGTGCCTGATTTTTTCGCGCACCCATGTTTTGTTTGCCAACACGTTCTTACGACTTCTGATTAGATTGTCTTCGGGTGTTTCGTGTATGATTCGACCGCCCAGCACTTCAAACGGTGATTCTCCCATTGATTCGAGGTCACGCAGTTCACCTACGGTGTACTGTTGCATATTAAAAGCGTTATACTGTTGCGCACGCTTGATTTTCTTACGCGCTTGAACACGTCTACGCTGTTGTTGACGTAGGGTTTTGCGGCGTTTCGGCGGCGCGTTTTCAATCTGCTCGTCTGTGATTAATGGTCGATTAGCCAACTCTCTGTCAAGTTTGGTGATAGTGACGTCCGGCGTGGCTTGGAAAATACGCGCGTCTCTTGCACGTAGCGCCGCTTGTCGTTCCTCGACCTTTTGAGCTACTCTTCCGGCGACTTGTTCCAGCTGTCGAACTGTCAGTTTGCCTAGGTTTCTATCATTGATAGCGGGGATGCGTCCGGTAGAATAATCACGCAAGCGTTCATTCAATTGCGCTTGCTGAGAGCGTGCGCGTATGGTTTCGCGTCGCCGTTGACGCTTGTTGTTCCTACCACGTTTAGCCATGCGCCCACGCTTTCCGAGATTAAACAGCCCCCTATGCCATGACTCATAGGGGGCTAGTGCTTGGCGGCAGTGTGAGCCTTTTAGCCCACTCTACCTAGTATATCACTTGGACTTCTTAGAGTCCAATACCGGTTCGATATCGAAGAATTTGTAACCGGACCGCGCCTTCTTTTCGACCACCTTCATAACAAATGGTTTGTCCCACTTATCCGGCGTGCCGAAAATCGAGAACATAGTGCCGAACGAACGCGCAAGAGACGGGGACGTAGCGGTAAAGTCGCCCTCTTCGGCGTGGATAATCACACGGGTAGATGGATTCAATTCTCCTGTCTTCTCGTCCGCAACCTCAATGGACTGCGCGGCCACGTTAGTGACGTGCAAGACTTCGTTCAAATGTTCATCGACCTTATCGCTGGACTGTAGGGCCGCGTAGAGAGCGAGCTTGCCCTCCATCGTTTCGGTGTTGAAAAAGTGGGAGAGCACGTTAGCGCCGTTAGCGCTGAAGTTGTTGCCCTGAGCCACGGTGATATCGGTATTGGTGTTGTCAGCCATAATAATTACGCCGCCTTATCTTATTGTTGGTTGGTTATTGTTATTATTCTTCGGAAATGACGTCATCTTCAACCACAGTATCAATATCGTTGATACCCTTGTAGTCGATAATGGTATCTTCTCCAAACTTGCAAATCTTATAATACTCTTCATCTTCGAGGGTAGTCACCTGCGCATGATATTCGGCACTGACCGGCAACATGTTCTTATTCAGTCGCTTGGCCTTCTTCATGGCCTTTTCTGCGGAACGACACGCGCCATCAACAATGACCTCGATATTTTCGAGTTCACCGTTTTTGCCACGCTGGACACCCTTAACCACGGAGTAGTTTCGAGTTCGCTTAATCATATTAGATACCGCCTTACTGTTTGTTGGTTATAATGTTTTGGTTCATAGTCCAAAGTGCTATGTCTTTATCATTATAAACTTCATCTGTCAAACTGTCAAACGATTTGCAACATTTTTCGATAATAAAATCATAAAAAAAATCGTTCTCCCAAAACTTTTTCATGCTAAAATCGTATCCACCTTTAACCCACACCACGGCACACCACGCTATCAAGCCGGGCACAATGATAAGCCCATCCAGAGTGACTATACCGTCCGACCGGTTCTCGGCGTCCTTGAACCCGTCGCCGGGTTTAAGTGTCGCGCAAATCTCAGCGACACGCAGAATACTTTCCCGATATGAGGTCTGAGGACCTTTGCTTGAGTAAAATCGACCCATAAGGGCAGTGGCCCGGCAAAACGTTTCCCAGTCGCCATGCTCTGCATCACGGAACAAGCTAGTGACATACCGTTTCACGCCTTTCAGTACACGACTTACGCGCTTATCGTTTAGGACATCATCGTTGAAAGAGTTTCGCGCCACCGGCGTACTATGAGACTCGCTAAAATTGCGCGGCCATATGTTCGTCATCATACCCCCTTTTATAAGCGGCCTTATATGTTTCTACAAAAGTCTTCGGGATTGACTTGTCGTAATCATCATACCTATTATCATGCATGTAGTCAAGCGCGCCGCGTAGCGCACCCAAGCGCTTGAAATAATCTTCAGCAAATTCATCAAAATACATCATACCACCTCGCCACGTTCTTCAAGCGTCAAACTCAGAATAAACTCCATCCTTTCCCGCGCTTCATCAATACAGTAAGGGCCTTCAACTACCGGCACTACCTCAGCGATATCATCATACCGAGCGTAAAACCTCAGATAAAACTCATTAAAGCCATTGCTAACATTGGCGTACTCTTCAACGTCTTCATCACACGTCGCACCCTTGCGCAATGAGTGAAAAACCACGCCCAAGTCACCAGTAATACGCTCCGCTTTCAATCTCAACATGACTCGTCCAACTCCTTACGATAATACTCACTATTATACCACACTTTATCAATGCGGTAGCCGTATCGACTATTATGAGGCTTACTCAACTGCCTCCGAACATAATCAGTCGCCTCCTTATAAGAGTCATGCTGACAAAACATAACCGGACATCTTGTCTCGCCATCATACACAGTCACTTCAAACACTACAACAATTCCGTCCATCACAAATATCCTTTCAATCCTCATACTTCTTCAGCAAAAAACGACGAACAACACAATAGGTTAAACAATAAAGCTCCCCGGTCGATATCATTATGAATCTCACAAACAGACTCATTAAACTTAACATAACGCTTACCGTCTTCAACATACTCTTTCATTGATGCACTATACCGCATTATCAATCCTTTCCTTGAACCCACAATAAATCAACCCCGAACAACCACAGCAGAAACACCGCGCAAACCACCACGCGGCCCATAAGGATTCAAATGCTCACCACAATACACATCATTATAACGAGTAGGAAAACAAGCCGACCCATCAACCCGAGCAACAGCAACAATATTAAACTCAAACGGGTCAACATACCCCCACT